GTCGTACACTTATCTACTTGCGAAAAGCGTTAACAGACTTAACAGAATTTGCAGTATTTGAGCCAAACGACCAACGTTTATGGCGTCAACTAACAGGTGTAACTTCAGGATTCTTAACTGAATTTTGGAATCAAGGTGGTTTACGAGGAGACACTCCAGAACAAGCTTACTTTGTTAAATGTGATGATGAAACTAATACACTAGCTTCAATAGATAACGGTGAAGTTAGATTAGAAATAGGTGTGGCTCTACAACGCCCTGCTGAATTCGTAATCATCAAAATCGGTCAGTTCGATGGCGGAACAACCGTCACGGTAGAATAAGGAGATAAACACTAATGGCAACTGACAGCATTATAAATAGGTTCTCTACCGTAGCAACGGACCCTTTAAGAAGTTTCCGGTTCTACGCAGAGTTTACCCCAACTAAAGACGGTGTATTTAGTCCTAAAATAAAAACCGGCTCTAGCAATAACTACAACGCTGCTGATGGAAGTTCTACTGGTTTTATTGGTGGGTTTACCAATATCAGTGGTCTTTCTATTAACACACAACCAATTCAATACCGTGAAGGTGGTTACAACACTACTGTTCATCAAATCCCTGGTATGACAACATTTAACCCTGTATCTTTTCAACGCGGTGTTTTGTATGGAAATGACCAAGCAATTACATGGATGCGTGGACTGTTTGCTGTTTCATCTGGAGAAGGTATTGCATTAGGAACAAAAGGCTTTAGATGCGATGTTGACATTTATGTCTTATCTCATCCAAACGCAACAGATAAAAACATTTCTAGAATGGGATTCAGACTAAGAAATGCATGGATTAGTACTTTGAATTATTCAGATTTAAATTCTGGTGATAACCAAATTTTGTTTGAATCAATGCAACTAGTACACGAAGGATTGTCAGTATTCTTTACTGATAATAACTTTAACGCAATAACCAGTTAAGTTAATAAAAAGGAGCATTAAAAGTGGTAAACAAACAAGTCATAACTGACGAGGACTTAGTAAAACAATTTGCAGAAAAAGCTTTAGAAGAACCAGCTAAAGAAGTAAAGACAGAAACTCCAAGTAATTTGGTAGTAGAACTTCCTGGGGGTTTTATTCCCCAGGAAGGTTCTGTTATAAAAAAAGCAAAAGTTAGAGAGTTAACTGGAGTAGATGAAGAAATTATTGCTCGTTCTGAAACTGAAGCAAAAGCTCTTCAAGTGATATTACAAAGAGGGCTAGAAGAACTAGGTGATAAAAAACCTAGTGAAAATGATTTAGATTCTCTTTTGTCTGGAGACAGAGATGCAATACTTTTAGGAATTAGAAAAGCAACATTTGGAAACGAAGTAGATTACAAAGTAATTTGTAACTCATGTTCTGAAGAACAATCTCTTATAATTGATTTAAATTCAGATGTTAAAGTAAAAGAATTAGCAGACCCTTATGAAAGAGTTTGGGAAATAGATATTAAAGCTGGTAAAACAGTTTTAGCTTTTCCTAACGGATTAGTTCAAAAAAAACTATCTAATGGTGTTACAAGTAAGACAATGTCTGAATTAAATACTATTTTATTAACAGGTTGCGTTATGTCAATAAACGGAATTTCTGTAACAGGCCCTCAAGACGTTTTAAATCTTGGAATGGCTGATAGAGAAAAAATTGCCATGGAATTACTAGAAAAGAACCCTGGCCCTCGCCTTATGGAGGTGAGCAAGGCTTGTAAGGCATGTGGAAAAGATATAAACGTTCCACTGTCCTTAGCTGCTTTGTTTCGCATATAAAGAAGAACAATATAAAGATTTATATGACCAGTTTGAAGTAATTGCAAGAGCTTTTAATGGTTTTACTTTAGGTGATATAAAAGGAATGACTATAAAAGAAAGAAAGAACTGGATAGAACGTGCCGGAAGATATAACTAGATTGGAGGCGTACCGTGGATAAAATTAATCAAGTTACTGATGCCATTACTGGTGGTTTAGCTGGAGCTAAACAGCACATTAGAGAAATTACTAATGACATGAAAGAAATGGTACGCCAAGCCAATCGTTTTTATTCCACAATGGGTACTGCTGGGGGGACGGGTGGCGGTGGTGGCGGAGACCTAAATGTAGGCGGTGGTGGCTCTGTATTTAACAACAACCCCTCATTTGGTGGAGCTTCTGGGGGTCAACCAATTGGCTCTTCATTTGGACCAGCAGCTGTAAGAGCTGGTGGTGCAGCATTTGCTGGGTTACAAGCCGCTCTTCCTGGAGCCGGAACAGCCATTACTACTGATGCAGTTATTAGGTATCAAAGATTTTTTGGAAACTTAAGCGGAAGACAAACTCAAAGTTTGTTAGGCAATATGAATAACACTGGATTGCCTACAAGTAGAACAGATGCTGCGGGAGCTTTATTAGAAGCTCAAAGATATGGGTTTACTGGACAAGGTAACTTTGCTTCAACTATTACTACAAGTGCCGCAGATATATCTAGATTAACTCCAGGTGCTGGATTAACCGGGGGTATGCAGGTCCTGGGAACAATGAATCAAGCTCGTTCAGTAAATATGATGCGTATGCTTGGTATTGATATACGTGACCCACAAACTGGCCAACCAAAAAGTTTTAAAGAAGTTGGCGATAAAATTTTTCAAATGATTTCAAATAATTTAGGAAGAACTCCAACAAAAAAAGATATTCAAAGTTCTTTATTACCTGGTTCTGGTTTATACAACTTTTTAAATGATTTATATGGACCTGATGAATTAACTAAAAATACCATAATTAGGTATTTACTTCAAAGAGCTCAAGGTGGAGACCTTTCTACATTAAGTTTACTTTCAACAGGCGCTACAACATTACCTCAACAAGCCCTTGGATTTTTGCAAGGAAAACTTGGTGGATTAACAGCTACTACTTCTCCAGCTATTGCCTTGGGAACAGGCGCTGGAGCAGGTCTTATTGGTGGACTTTTAACTCCACTTTTAGGATTTTTAAATAGATTATTAGGTCTTCCAGGGTTACAGCATGGTGGAGAAGCTAAAGCAGGAAAACCTTACATAGTTGGAGAAAAAGAAGCAGAAATATTTGTTCCTAAAGAAGACGGAGTAGTTGTACCTTCTGGTGGTAAAGGTGGTCCTTTTGATAGAGCTGGATGGGCTAAACAAATATTAAGTGGTATGGGCGCCCCTTCTAGTGAAACTAACGTACAAGCAATGATGCGTTGGATGGCTCAAGAAGGTGGACATTCTAATAACAGTGCTTATTTCAATCCTTTAAATACAACTAAATCAATGCCTGGTGAACTTGGAACTATGAATGACCATGGAGTTAGAAAATATGCTAGTTGGGAAATGGGTTTTGACGCCACATTAAAAACTTTAAATTTAAACTACTATAAAGCAGTTGTAGATGCATTTAGGGCAAACGCTGACCCTAAAGAAATTTATCACGCAATTATTACAAGTAAATGGGGAACTAAAAATTTACCCGCTTCTGGTGCACGAGGTCTTTATGATTCAAGTAAATACGGAGGAAGTGGCGGAGGAAGTGGAATAACTACTGGTGACAGTTCAACAAGCGGTGGCGCTGGCGGTGGGGGCGGCGGTGAAGGTGGTTACGCTGCTGCTAGTGGTGCAGGTGCTTATAGGGCTGGTTCCGCTGGAATGGGTACAGTTAATTACGGTGGAGTAAACATTAGTATTAACGGTGCAAATATATCTGCAAGAGATTTGGTAGAAGAAATTAAAAGACAATTAAAATATGAAAGTATAGTAAATATGATAGGAGCATCATAATGGTTAATCCTAAAGAATCTGTTAAAAAATCTGGGTTATCTTGGCCTTCTGGGTATAAATTTAATTTACCTCCACATAGCTGGAGCTTGCCTGTATCAGCAGCTGAACATGAAAGATTACCTGGAAAAACTAGAACTGGTGTAATAAATAGTGGTTCTTCTACTCTTAGTTACAGTAGAAGAGGAAAAATTTGGAGATATGCTACGTTAGCTTCTTTAGTTGATAATAGCGACTCAGGATTTGTAAATAAACTTAAATCATGGAACGGTGTATGGAATTCTGTAGGAAATGTAGCAAAAAATGCAATTAATCCGACAGGAATACTAGGAATTGGACAAAATATTTTAGGAGTAAAAGAAGCTTGGGATACTAGAAATGAAAATATTCAAAACGCTCCTAAAGATGCTGCTAGGAGAAAAGAAAATTATGGATTTCAATTTATGTGGAATCCTACTGCTTATCAAGCTTCTACTGGTGTTTCGCAAAACGTTGTTCCAGCCGCTACTGATGCTTTAGCTTTTTTAAATTTATTTCAAGGAACTGGTACCGTTCAATTTCAATTACAATTAAATAGAATTAATGATTTTGCTTGTTTTAAATCTAATTCTTCTTCAAATCTGTCTCAATACTATGGCCCTACTGCTGGTCTTGGCAATCCAAATTACGCTGATTTAATTGCTGATTTGAAAAAAAGAGGGACACTAGCTGACATAGAGTTTTTATACAAAACAATAAATGGAGATAATTTATTAAACTCTGCAAATCAAAGCACTTCTGATATTGGAATTATTATTCCAACATTAGTAAGGGTTGATATTGGTCCATATACTCAAGTTGGAATAATTCAATCTTTATCTATAACTCATTTAATGTTTACTCAAGATATGATTCCAATTCAATCAACTGTTGATATTAATTTGCAAGTTTTGAGTGCTTATGGATTTGGTAATCAAGATGCAAATAAATCTCAAAATGTTGGTGGCCAACCTAGTCCTCTTTTTACAGCTCCAAAAAGAGGAGCGGGGCCAGGTGGTGATAGGTGATAAATAGAAATTCTAGATATGAGTATTCAATAATTGATTATTTTGCATTAGATAAAAATGCAGATGTGCATCCAGTTTTATTTTACCCAACCCCTGATATAGGAACTATTAATTATTTTGAATACGCTTGGGTAAAAGGAGATAGGCTTGATTCAATAGCTGAAAGGTTTTATGAAGACTCAAGTGCTTGGTGGTTTATATTAAATAAAAATCCACAAATAAAAGACCCAAATAATATTCCAATAGGAACTATTTTAAAAATAGAAATTATGGCAGATTAGTATGTCTTACAAAACAATAGCTGTTTCGTTTCCTACAAAAAAATTAAAAAAACGTCCAATAGTTTATTCTGCAAAAATAAAACAAGATAGATATAAACATGACATGGGAACCGTTGTTTTTAGAAATTGGGATTTATCTGAAAAAGTAATACCCCCTGGAACACCAATGACAATAACTTTAAACAGTATTAGAGGAACAGATTCTTATACAGGATTTGTTCATCATGTTAAAAAAGTAATGGATACTGAAAAAAGATTTATAGAAGTTACTTTTATTGGCGCTTCATACAGAATGAAACAAAAATCTCAAAAAGTTTGGAAAAAAGTAACAATGTCTCAAATAGCAAAAACTATAGCTAAAAAATATAAATTTGCTTTTGATATAACTCCTCATAAAAGAGTGTTTCCTCAACTATCTCAACACGGAGAAAGTGATTGGGAATTTTTAGTTAAATGTGCTAAAAAATGTGGTTATTTATTTAGAGTAGACGGTACAGTTTTAATTTTTAAACCTATAGATGAGTATTATAAAAAATACAAAAACCATGCTCCATCTTATATTTTACAAAATTTAGCTACATACAATTCTGGTATACAGGGCTCTGATTTATATAACTTTACTCCAATTGTTGGTGAAAGTA